TAAGAACGACGAAATTGAAGAAATTATTGAAGAAGAAACTGTTGAAGAAACCACTACTGATCCTACTGATGAAGTGGAATCGGAAGAAGTTGCAGAGGTCTCTAATGATGAGTCTGATGCTGCCGACGAAACCAACTCTATTGAAGAGGATGCCGCCATGCCTTCAGGCTCGGTTGCACAATCAAGACAGGCAGGTTCAGTCACAAGCGCTCGTTCCAAGTCCGACAAAATGAAGAAGGGTAGCAAGGTTACCACATCAAAAGAATCCCCAAAATATAAGGGTCTTTACAAGTCTGTTAACGGTGGTGCGGTTGTTCCAGAACCTGTTAAAGCAGGCGGTACAGCAGAATCCAAAGAAAAGCAGATGCAATTGGTGGATAAGAAGCGATCCACTGTGGAAGATGTAAAGGTTCATATGGACGCAATGTTTAACGGCGAAGAGCTTAGTGAAACATTCCGCTCAAAGGCAGAACTGATTTTCACAACCGCAATCAATGAACGACTTGAAGTCGTTGAATCTGAAATCAAAGAGCAATATGAAACCAATCTTATCGAGCAAGTTGAAGGCATCAAAACTGAACTGACCGAGCAACTTGATTCATACCTGTCGTATGTTATCGAGGAATGGATTGAAGAGAATCGTCTTGTTGTGGAAAAGGGTCTGCGTACCGAAATTGCAGAAGAATTTATGGAAGGTTTGCGTCAACTGTTCATTAACAACAATATCAGTGTGCCAGAGGGCAAAACTGATATTCTTGATGAAATGGCAAACACTGTAGAGGAACTTACCACATCACTCAACGGTGAACTCAACAAAACCATTGAATTAAAGAACAAGGTTAGTCAATTAGAGCGAAAGCAACTTTTGGGTACTGTATCCGAAGGTTTGGCAGAAACTGACAAAGAACGCTTTGTTAAACTCGCTGAAGGCGTTTCCTTTAACGACAACGCTGACTACCAAGAAAAAATTAGCACTATTCGAGAATCATATTTTTCTACCTCAGGCAAGTCTTTCTTGTCGGAAGAAGCAGCAGAAGATGATCTTGATAGTGCTGAACAAGCACCAACCGAAACAGAAGATACACTTTCTGAATCAATGGAGATTTACTCGCAAGCACTGTCTCGACTCAGTAAGAGCAAAAAGAAAAACTAACTGAAAACAGACATTTTATAAATAAACTTTAACAACTACTTTAACAGGAGAAAACACAATGGAATTAACCATTAATGAAGCACTTGAAAGAAAATGGAAGCCCGTACTTGAGCATCCAGAATTGGCTGAAATCGCTGACCCTTACCGTAAGGCTGTTACCACGATTCTTTTGGAGAATCAGCAACAGGCTTTGCGTGAAGATACCGCCTCTAACTTTGCAGGTGCTATGCCTGATAGTGGTGGTGTTGCTAAGTGGGATCCTATTCTGATCTCACTTGTTCGTCGCTCCATGCCAAATCTTATTGCATACGATGTATGCGGAGTTCAACCAATGTCCGGCCCAACAGGCTTGATTTTTGCCCTTCGTAGTCGTTACAATACGCAAAACGGCGCTGAAGCACTGTTCCAAGAAGCAGATACTCGCTTCTCTGGTGCGGGTGCATCAGGTTACACTGGCGTACAAACTGGAAACAGCACCACTGGTGGTGCGTTTGATGCGGGTGGTGTTACTTCCGTTCAAACTGATCCGTTCGGTCTTGGTATTACAGGTCTTACTGCATCAGGATTTGGTCTTGGTACATCTGATCCGTTCCTTGGAACTGCTATGTCAACCACATCAGGTGAAGGTTTGGGTTATCCTGCTGGCTCACAAGGTGCAAACAGTCAGTTTGCTCAAATGGCATTCTCTATCGAAAAACAAACCGTCACTGCACAAACTCGTGCATTGAAGGCAGAATACACGATGGAACTTGCTCAAGACTTGAAGGCTATTCACGGTCTCGATGCTGAAACCGAACTTGCAAACATCTTGTCAAGCGAAATTCTTGCTGAAATCAACCGTGAGGTTGTTCGACGCATCTATGTGTCTGCCAAGTTGGGCGCTCGTTCTGGTACAACTCAGAACACTGGTGTATTTGACTTGAATGTCGATTCCAACGGTCGTTGGAGTGTGGAAAAGTTCAAGGGTCTGCTGTTCCAAATGGAACGCGAATGCAATATGATTGCAAAGGAAACTCGTCGTGGTAAGGGCAACTTTGTCCTCTGCTCCGCCGATGTTGCTTCTGCTCTCAGCATGGCAGGTGTCTTGGATTACGCTCCTGCTCTTTCAACCAACTTGAATGTTGATGACACGGGAAACACCTTTGCAGGTGTTCTTAACGGTCGTCTTCGTGTGTACATTGATCCTTACGCTTCACAGACTGCCTCTAACGAGTTCTTCTGTGTTGGTTACAAGGGTTCAAGTCCATACGATGCGGGTCTCTTCTATTGCCCTTATGTACCATTGCAGATGGTTCGTGCAGTAGGCGAGAATTCGTTCCAACCAAAGATTGGTTTCAAGACTCGTTACGGCATGATTCACAATCCGTTTGTTTTGAATGCTAATAACACTCAAGCAAGCAGCATTGATGATACGGTTCGTCGCAACATGTACTATCGTATTGTCAAGGTAAACAATCTCTTCTGATCGTTTACACTACATTTTAAAATAGAAAAACGGCTCTGAAAGGAGCCGTTTTTTATTTCTAAATACCTATATGAGCAAAGAATACGGAATCCCTGAAAAGCCTAAGTATGGTAGTCTACAAAACCAGCCGGTTAATACAAATCTAACCAATCCAACAAACTTTAAATTTTTGTTGCCGAAGATTCCAAACTCCGTTTATTTTTGCACAGCGATTACTGTTCCTGGCCAAGCGTGTGAAGCAACAGTTATCAAGTCAGGAAAATCTTTGTCGGTGAAAATACCTGGACAAGAAGTGGTTCACGGAGATTTATCGTTTAACTTTTTGGTTAATGAAGATATGAGTAATTATAAAGAACTACAAGAATGGTTCAGAACCTCTCTTGCGTTTACTGATTTTGATGGAGTTGCAAACATTGCTAATTGGATGAGTAATGAAGCTCAGATTATTTTCTTGAGCAACAAAAAAACTCCTACTATGCGAATGAGTTTCTACGGAATATACCCTAAAACCATTTCTGGTGTTTTACTAAACTCTGCGGATACAGACGCATCCAATATTACTGCTACCTGTACTCTAGGGTTTACCTACTACGAAATGGAGCCGTACGCAAATGCTTGAATCTGATAAAGGGTGGGGATTGCCTAATACAAGTAAAAGAGGATTACAAAGTCAACCCGCCAATACAAATCTTTCAATACCTCAAAACTATACCTTCTCTCTTCGCAGAAGTCCTAATTTTTCGTATTTTGTTCAAGCAGTACAATTACCAGAAGTAGGAGGAGAAGGAATTGGTGCTACCTTTATGTTTGGGCCCAAATACACATCTCCAGGTGCAGGCGCTAAATTTAGCAATTTTTCAGTAACATACCTTCTCTCTGAAAACATGATGAACTATTATGAAATTATTCAGTGGATGAGAGAAGCATCCCCATACAGAACTTTTAATGATGTAAAACCTGTATCTGAAGTATTGGATGAAGCGTATTTAATCTTTCTTACAAACAAGAAAGTTCCGTATCAAAAAATCACATTTAGAAATATTTTTCCTGTGGAAATATCTGGTCTTGAGTTTGCCTATTCAGACACGGAAAATAAACCCATGACCGCAATTTGTAAATTTGCCATTACTGACTATGTTGTGGAAAATTTATAATTTGACTTTTGAGTTATCCGTGGTATGATACCTTTATGAATCTAGAAAAAATACGAGAACTTGTGGAAAAAGATATGGTTGTGGACAATACGGAACTTGCCACAGAGTCCACTAAAATCCCACAACTCCACAACAAGTATTTAAACATATTCCACGATGAGCGTCTTGTGTTACGCAAGCAAGAGATGAATCACAAGGTGTTGAATCGTCAAAAATGGGAATACTATACTGGCAAGATGAGTCAGGAACAGTTAGAAGAATTTGGTTGGCCTCCATTTCAAACTAGAGTTATGCGTCAGGATGTTCCCCTCTATATTGGTGCAGACCTAGACTTAATTGAATCTGAATCTAAAATTGCCTTGCAGCAAGAAAAAGTGGATTACTTGGAGTCCGTTCTTAAACTAATCATGCAACGACACTGGATGTTACGAAATGCTATTGAGTGGCGAAAGTTTACTCAAGGAGTGAACTAACCCTAAAACAGGTAGTTTTTCCCACCCTAAATATAGGGATGGAAGTGATATCTGTATTATGTCATAACACAGTACACGCTCGACTAGAAACCGAAGCTGCTGTTGCCAAGGAAATACAAGAGTATTTTACCTTTGATGTACCTAATGCAAAGTTTACTCCTGCCTATAAAGCAAAACATTGGGACGGAAAGATCCGATTGTTTTCTCCGTTTAACGGATTGCTGTATATTGGGTTGATAGAGTACCTTGAGGTGTTTGCAAAAGAACGAGGGTACTCCGTTAAATACTCTAAATCGGCAGAGACTCCTGAAGCAGTCCCAACAGATAAAATTGTGGACTGGATGAAATCGTTAGACCTTCGTGCGAAGGGTGAACCTATTACCCCACACCAACATCAGATTGATGCTGTGTCTCTTTCTATAAACAAGCAACGAGCTCTTTTACTGTCACCAACAGCAAGCGGGAAATCATTAATTATCTACTCTCTTATTCGTTGGTATCAGGAAAGAATATCCGCAGACAAGAAAATCCTAATCATAGTTCCAACTATCTCTCTTGTATCGCAAATGCGCCATGACTTCGGAGACTACTCTTCCAATTCAGATTGGGATGTGGAACGAAACTGCCATGTAATCTATGGTGGTCAGGAGAAAATGGATGCTCGTCAGGTTGTGGTTTCCACATGGCAATCCATATACACCCTACCTAAATCCTACTTTGATCAATTCGAGGTGGTATTGGGAGATGAAGCACACCTGTTCAAGGCACAATCTCTTACATCAATCATGTCTAAACTTACTCAATGTCCGTACAGAATTGCTCTTACAGGAACTCTTGACGGCTCACAAACGCATCGCTTGTGTATTGAAGGCCTGTTCGGTTCTGTGTGTAAGATTGCGTCCACAAAAGAACTGCAAGAAAAGGAACTGCTGTCTGAACTAGCAATTGATTGTGTTATTCTGAACTACCCGCCGACAGTCTGTAATGCCATGAAAAAAGCAACCTATCAGGAAGAGTTAGAGTATCTTGTGGGCAACCCATACCGAAACGAATTTATAACTAAACTTGCAGTGTCAACAAAAGGCAACACTCTTGTCTTGTTTCAGTTTGTGGAAAAGCACGGTAAACCACTGCACGGAATGATCGCCGCAATGGCAAAGAATCGTGCTGTGTTCTTTGTACACGGTGAAACCGAAGCAGAGTATCGAGAGAGTGTTCGACAAATCACAGAAACCCAAGAGAATGCAATTATTGTTGCTTCTTACGGAACTTTTTCCACAGGAATCAATATTAAATCTTTGAAGAATATTATATTTGCTTCACCTTCCAAGAGTAGGATTCGTGTACTCCAATCTATTGGCAGACAACTTAGAAAGAGTGACAAGAAAACCAAAGCAAAACTTTATGATATTTCTGATGATATGCGCTGGAAAACTAGAAAGAATCACACACTCAAACACTTTGTGGAAAGAGTGAAAATATATTCTGAAGAAGGATTTAACTTTCGTATGATTAAATTACCTATAAAGGAGACCTGCGATGCTGATGCCACCAACCCCACGATTGATTAGATTTAGAAGTGGAGAAACTATTATCTGTACCATTCTTGATAAGAATACGGATACCACCACAGGAGTTACCGTACTGTCTGTGGATTCTCCTATGCAGATTCTTACCATACCTGTTATGAATAAAAAGAAAGAGATACAACAGGTGTCTATCTATTTAAGAGAATGGTTGGATTACTCTTCTGACAGCATATTCACTATTCCTATGGACGCTATCATTACCACAGCAACACCTGATGCGGAAATACTTGAGGATTATACGGAAGCAAAACTACAAGCAGACATGAATAAGATTAGTGATGAATTTAAAAATATCACAAAACAATTCTACGGCGGAGATGATACAAAAATAAATGAAGATTCTAGTGGTAATTTATTTGATAAAGAGTATAATGATACTAATGAAAAAGAATCAGAACACGATGATGATACCGAAGAGGATGATTCGGAAGATGAAGTTGGGTATTAAATTCTGCGTATTAGCTATCTAATAGTATTTAATAAG